GCAGCCAAAGCAGCCGGCATCGAAACCTGGGTATCCTTCGAACCGGTCCTGAATGATGATGAAGTGTACAAGCTCCTGGACATCACACACCCGTATGTGGATTTATACAAGGTTGGCAAGATATCACGTTTCAATCCGGACAAAGAAATCGACTGGGACAGGTTTGCGTACACCATAGTTGACAATCTTGAGAAATTGGGCAAAAAATACTACATCAAGAACGACCTTAAAAAGCATCTGCTGCAAGCACAAGCGGGTGTTTACATTTGATAAATTATGGTGATATAATGATGTTATATACATGTCGTTTTATGCATGCTATACTATAAATAATAAAAAGTGTGACCAAAGGAAAGGGAAACATCCCTTTCCTTTTTTTATGCAATTTTGAGCCGCGAGGCTCTTTTTTTATGGGGTGATTTTATGACCGGGAATAAGCGCGGCAGGCCGAAAGAACCCACAGCACTGAAGGTGCTTATGGGCAATCCGGGTAACAGGCCGATAAACCAGGACGAACCCAAGCCCAAACCGTTGAAACCGCGCAGGGCGAGGATTATAAAAAACGAAGCGTTAAAGGAATGGAATTTCCTGTCGCCAAAGCTACATGATTTAGGATTGTTAACTGAGCTTGACGGTATTGCATTATCCGTACTTTGCAAAACTTATCAGCGCTGGGTTGAAACTGAAGAGCTTATTGATAAATTGGGACACGACAAGGAAGGCAACCTTAATGGCTTCATGATTAAAACAAAAAACGGTTGCCTGCAGCAGCTCCCTCAGATATCAATAGCCCAGTCATACGCCAAGCTGATGTCCGTTTATCTCGGCAAATTCGGACTGTCGCCCGCCGACCGTGTGGGTATGGCGGCTCCGAAATCACCGGAGAAGGCCGGAAAATTCAGTAGAACTTTAAGCGGGTGATGAACCGTGTTGACAGGAGAACAGCAAGCACAGAAGGCAATTGATTTTATAACCGGACTCAAGCACGTAAAGGACCCCTGGCACGGTTGCCCATTTGATTTGCTCCCATGGGAAGAACAGATTGTAACAGACATTTACGGCACATTGAAAAAAGACGGAACGCGTCAATATCGGATAGCTTACATTGAGGTCCCGAAGAAAAACGGCAAGACAGAACTGATGGCAGCCCTAGGACTAAAGCAGCTTTGCGCGGATGATGAATGGGCAGCTGAAGTATACGGCTGTGCGTCCGACCGGGGACAAGCCAGCCTGGCATTCGACGTAGCTATTGAAATGGTTGACCAGGAACCCGAACTGAGAAAGCGGATGCGGCCGATTTTATCGAAGCACAGGCTCGTATATCTTCCGACGAAATCCTTTTACCAGGTCTGCAGCTCCGAAGCCTTCACAAAGCATGGTTTGAATGTGTCGGCCTGCCTGTTTGACGAGCTGCACGCCCAGCCCAACCGGGATTTGTATGACGTAATGACCTTCGGATCCGGCGATGCGCGCCGGCAACCCTTATACTTTTTTATCACCACGGGCGGCAAGGACCCGGAACGGACATCAATCGGCTGGGAAGTACATGAAAAAGCTGAAAATATCCTGCTCAAAAATCGCAACGACCCAACATTTTACGCCGTAATATACGGTTTTGATCCGGATAACAAGCGCATATGGACCGGCAGGGAATGCGAGAAATATAAAGGCAAGGCAAAAGAGGCCTGGCGCGACAAGAAGATATGGAGTCTGGTCAACCCATCGGATGGCATAGCCCTCAGGGAAGGCGCGATACAGGAATCCTATGACAGCGCCAAAGGCAATGAAGCGGACGAGCTCAATTTCCAGCAACTCAGGCTGAACATTTGGGTGAAAGTTAAGACATCGAAATGGTTGCCCCTCGCAGTATGGAACAAGAACGCCGGAATTATTGTACCGGAAAAGCTGAAAAGCAGAGTATGCTATGGCGGCCTGGACTTATCGGGGAAATTGGATTTGACCGCATTCGTGCTGCTGTTTCCGCCGGACGATGAAAACCCCAAATGGGACATCCTCCCGACATTCTGGATTCCGGAAGACAACATGTGGGAGCGCGTAAAAAAAGACCACATGCCATACGACCGGTGGGTGAAAGCCAGATTCTTAAAGACGACGCCCGGCAATGTGGTGGACTACCAGTTCATTCGTAAGGAAATCAACCTGTTGCACGACAGCTATGACATACAGGAAATAGGATACGACCCCTGGAACGCGATGCAGACGGCAATAGAACTGGAAGACGACGGCTTCACAATGGCAGAGGTCCGGCAGGGATACAAAAGCATGTCCCCGCCCATGAAAGAGATCGAGGCATTATTGACCGGTGAACACATGAACCATGGGAATCACCCGGTACTTAATTGGAACTTTGACAACCTGGACGTGAAGCAGGATGAAAACGACAATGTCAGGCCGGTAAAGGGCCGGGACAGGAACAAAAGGATAGACGGCATAGTGGCTCTTATAAACGCCATGAACCGCGCAATAGAGCATTACAACGATTCAAGCGCTTACGATACGACGGGCTCGATACTTTTGTAAGGGGGTGAAGGATTGAATTTCATAGGTAAGGCAAGATTGCTATTTTCAGCCAGCTTCGGCGAATGGTACCGGGCTTTTATCAACGGAGACGACTCCGGCCAGAACACGCCCTTTATGATAGACCGCGAAATTGCTCTGAAGCTCCCCCCGATGTGGGCCTGTACAAGAGTTTTAAGCGAGACGCTTGCCAGTATGCCCTGCGCCACTTACCGCAAACAGGAAGATTTAAGCAAGAAAGAGGCCAACGATATCGGCCTTTACGATATTTTACATTACGAACCTAATCAGGAAACAACGCCTTTTAACTTTAAAGAAGGGTTGATGATGAATCTTTGTTTGGGCGGCAACGGATATGCGCAAAAAATTTTCAGCAGCAACAAAATACCGGAACTTCTGGCATTATACCTGCTCGACTACGAAAACGTAACATCGGAGCGCGACAAATCAACAAAGCGCATGACATACAAAGTCAGATATGACGAAGGCAGCATTTCAAAAGAAAAGACAATGACCCGCGATTACATATTCCACATCCCGGGCGTCAGCATGAACGGCATTACCGGAATCATCCCGATAAATTACGCCGCAAAAGCAATCGAGCTTGGACTTACATATGAATCTTTCGGCATTAATTTTTATAAAAACGGCGCAAACACAAACATGGCGTTATCCCATCCCAAAACTCTTAAAGACGATGCCAGGGAAAGGCTGAAAAAGCAACTGGAGGAAAAGGTAACCGGCATAAAAAACGTTATGAAGCCCTGGCTCCTGGAAGACGGCATGACGGTCAAGGAACTGACCATAAAACCCGTGGACGCGGAACTTTTATTATCCAAATATTTTTCAATCGAGGAAGTCTGCCGCTTCTACCGCGTGCCATTGCATCTTGTACAACATTTGCTCCGCGCGACAAACAACAACATCGAGCATCAATCTCTCGAATTCATCATTTACACGATGCTTCCCTGGGCAAAACGCATAGAGGAAAACATCAACCTGCAGCTCCTGACCCGCGATGAGCGCAAAGCAGGTTATTTCTCGGAATTCAAAATGGACATTTTCCTGCGCGGCGACATGGCAACCAGGGCGGCAGCATACTCAACCGGACGTCAATGGGGCTGGCTGTCGGTCAACGATATCCGGCGCCTTGAAAATATGAACCCCATACCCAACGGTGATATCTATCTGCAGCCCCTCAATATGGGAGAAGCCGGAAAAATCCTGCAGGAGGACCAAAACAAAGCCATGACGGAAGCCATATATAAAATGCTTGAAAAAGGAGATAAAAAATAATGCCGAAAGCTAAAAAGTTTTGGAAGTTCCAGGCTAAATCAGATAAATCAGGCGAGCTCATGCTTTACGGAGAGATATCAAGTGTCACCTGGTGGGGCGATGAAGTCACTCCGAAAGAATTCAAGAAGGATCTGGACGCTCTTGGGGATATCGATATTTTAAATATCTATGTCAACAGTCCGGGTGGTGATGTGTTTGCAGCCCAGACAATAGTCTCGATGCTTAAAAGGCATAAAGCCGAAAAAAATGTCTATGTCGATGGCCTTATGGCAAGCGCAGCTACATTTCTTGTCGACGTCGGAAAAGTCTTTATACCCTCCAATGCCATGATGATGTATCATAATCCCTCTGCCATTATCTGGGGTAACGCCAACGAAATGCGCAAAATGGCCGATGACTTGGACAAAGTCCGGGAATCCATGCTTGCAATATATCGCGATAAAACAGGTATGACAGACGAGGAAATCATTGCAATACTTGACGCCGAAACCTGGATGACTGCCGAGGAAGCTGTGGAATATGGATTTGCCGACGAACTCCAGGAGGAAAAGAAAGTAGCCGCCTCTATCAGCAATACAATTCTGATATTTAACGGTATTGAGACTGACATGTCCAAATTTATACATCCTGAATCAATCATCAAAAAGTTTATCGCCTTTTCCGAATCTGCAAAGCCAGCAGATAATCTCGTTCCGCCAAAAGACCCCGATCCCATACCTCCCGAACCACCCGACCCAAAGGAACCCCGGCCCGCGCCGGTTGATTTCTATAAATTCCAAATTTTAAGAAACGAAAGGAGATTGAAAGGCTATGGATTATAAGAAATTGCTTAAAGCAAAATCAGATGCACAATCCGAGCTGTTCAAAAAGGCGCTGGCTGAAAATAGAGCCCTTACGCCCGAAGAGCAGACACAGTTTGACGCTCTGGAGACAGAGATAAAGAACCTTGAGGCGACAATCGAGGCGCAGAAAAAAGTTGAAGAAAGGGAACTCCTGGCAAAAACTCCGTCAGACGAGCCTTTGTATGCCGCAGCCAATACCCATAAGCCGTTGTGGAGCCATTTCGGCGAATTTTTGTTTGCTGTAAGGAGAGCGGCAATCCCGGACGGACCCATTGTGGATAAAAGGCTGATTATCCAAAACGCTGCAAGCGGAGCCAGTGAAGAAGTTTTGAGCGACGGCGGTTTCCTGGTCGAAAAGGAAACCACCGCTGAATTGCTCAAAGACACCTATGAAAATGCAGTGCTTGCCCCGATGTGCCGGAAAATACCGATATCCGCAAACAAAAACGGGT